CTGGGTATTTGATAGACGTTATCAACGTATACCATGACATTAGCATCGCCCGCCACATAGCTAGGAGCATAATCAGGATTCAAAGGTCCAAATAGAGAAGTTTGATTATTGCCCACTCCCAGATTTTGAACAGCTAGAGTTGCCGGGCGAACTGTACGAACTTTTTCCCATACATCGTTTACTCGTGCTTCAACTTCTTTTAGAGTTGTGCTGTAGCGTATTTGCCCATTAACTACCTGTGGTGGACGTTGAGTCTTTGTGCCACGAGGTAGTTCAAAACTATTAGTAGAGTCAGTTACTAGGCGACCATCTACTAGAAGAGATAATCTATTACTAGTCGGAGCATGTGTATCTAATGGAAGTTTTTTATAAAATTTCATATTAATAAGTAGGTACGTAGCTTACTGTTGCAGCGATAAGATTTGAATCGACTGCTTCGGCAAAAATAGCATCTCCATCTGCCAGGATAAATCTTTCAGTGTCCATACAGAATGTTTCGCCTGCTGGCATATAAACTGAATTAAGTATCATCATGGTATTGTTCAATGACGATCCTGCCGGAACCATCCATACAGTCATGTAAGTATCAACTACTCCTGCGTTACAAAAAATTATAGTGGTAACAGCATTTTCTCCACTTGCTTGATATATGCTAGTAGGCGATCCTGTCCCAACTGATGTGCTTCTTATTCCCATGTCTATTCCTTAAAATATAATGCTAAAAATTAGAGCTTTTTTAGCACTTACTAGTTCGTCTCTTGTTTGATTTCCGTTAACAAACATTAGTCCAGTACCACCTTGCCCCACTGTAGAAGTACTATAAACCTTAACCTGATTTGGTCCATAGGCCGGAGCCGCATCTGGAACTTGATAAGTCAATGCACTATTTACAACAACTTCGGCTCCGTTGTTTGTAACTAGATATATGTTTGTACCGGTATGGAACGGAGTTATAGCACTTCCGTTGACTGATAATTCTGCTAGCTGAACACTTTCTGGACTGACGTCCATTGTTAGATAGTCGTCAATATACATGGAAATACGGCCTGTACCACCACCAGCATTTCTAGATATTGTTATATAAGACAACGGCAATCCGTCAATAGCCGGAGGAACAGGAGCTTCAACCCCGCCATTGTTGTTGACCAACATCTGAGCATAAGTTGCAGTGTTTACACCGATGGATCCAATAGTAACATCTACATACTTTTTGTTAGGAATGTCATCGTCATCTTTTACATTTAGATGATAGTTAGTTGTTCCTTTGACACTGACTACAGCGTTTCTTGTTAACGGGTTTTCACCAATTAATACCAGTCTAGGACTGCTGTCAGTGTTTAGTGTGTTACCAATATTAGTAGAATCTAATTGTAGTCCTGCTGTCCTGATCATAGTCGACGCACCAGCGGCCATGAATTTCCAAAGACCTCTATGTACTCCACCTTGTAAGTCTGTCCAACTACCGTTAGCTAACGAATCATCAAAGTATAATCGACCATCTAGACTATTAACACCTACACTGCCTCGATCAATTCTAAATCCAGAAATTCCACCTTTTACATGATTTTGAGAATCATAACCGCCTCGATTAAGGATAATTTCGTTATCTGAAATTACAGTATTAACACTTTCTAACTGTGTAGTTGCTCCCTGTACATCTAAGTTACCAATGATAGTTACTGTACCAGTATTGGTCAAACTAGTGCTGGTTGAGCTTACATCAATCGTTAGATTTCCACCCGGGGCCGTGAATATTTTATAATCACCGGCTAATCTAACAATATCAACAGTAGTGGTCATAGGAGTTTCCTTTAATGATATTTATGCAAAGTAATAGCGTAATGACACCTGTCGTATTGTAGCACCGCATCTATGAGGATAAAAAGGGTGACTTATTAGTCTTACAAAAACTCCAAACGTGGGGTCTTGTAACATAGCAGGAGTAATAGCGGCACCCCATAAGTTTTCTGTACCACCATATATGTTTTTATTAAAATTAATCAAGTGATTTTCGGGGTCTTGATCGTAGTTTGTCTGATTAGATCCAATAATTTCATTATTATAGACAAGAAATATTTCAGAATCTGATATTCGTCCTCGCCTGTCAACATCTAAGTTAAGTTCGATACCGGTTATACTATCTGGAACATCTTGAAATCCAAAATTTGTAAATGTTAGACCCACTGTTTTATCTCGTACGTCGGTCATGCCCGGACCAGGTCCTCCTGTTCCTGCTATGTGAATTAGGTCTTTAGCAGTGAGAATAGGAAACTGTAATGGTTCTTGCCATCGTATAAGTTTAGCATCTTCGTCTGTATTCTGTGAAGATGAGCTGGGATTATACCATTGAGATGTTGTCATAGCTTGTATTTACCAACAAAAAAGGGCTCCGAAGAGCCCTTGGATAGTCTAATTGATATTAAACTGTAATGTTAGCAATACTTACAACTGGACCGTTAGTAGAAGTAAAGGCCGCATTAGTTGTCCATTTAGCTTGACCGACTGGCCATGTGCTATTTGCTGTATCTGTTGTCAATGTTACAAGAGCTGTACTTGTGTTTGTACGAGAAACCAATGTAGCTTTGCGAGCTGTTAGTTTTGTGACATAATAAGTAGCACCACCTGCGTCAGTAGCAATCAAGTGCATGTAGCCTGCTTGTAGAGTATGGTTAACACCGTAACCAAAACTTAGACGAACTTGACCAACACCTTGTGAGTTACGAACTAGATAACGACGTGATGATTCTTGTTTGATAATATCGCCACCGCTAACTGCGCTTGAGCCAGTTGTTAGATATGATGTAAACGATAATGAATCGTTTGAAGCATTAGTTGTTAGCAATGTTACTGTGTTAACTTGACCAGAACCTGCGTCATAAAACTTTAAGTTGTTTGCGTTAGTCCATGATCCCGAGTTAGGCTGATCAGATGTAACACGGTTTAATACTGGATCAACGACTGTAACTACACCACCATTGCTACCACCGTAGATTTTCATACCAATTTGAATGCCAACTACGCTAGCAACACTCATTGTGTTAGTGCCACTAACACCAGAGTTAGTTACATATTGTGTAACTTGTGATGCTGTAGTTACAGTTAATACAGGAGCTGCAGTGTATCCTGAACCTGGTGCTGTAATGGTAACACCACGTAGCAAACCGTTAACAATTACTGGAGTACCAGTTGCACGTACACCACCAACTGTTGTAGGTGCTGCAAAAGATACTGTTGTACCTTGTGAATATAGTGTACCACTGTTGGTAAATGTAACACTAGCTACACCTTCACCACCAATACCACTAAATCCATTTAGTGCTTGGTTATCATATAAGTTACCAAAAAACTTTTTCTTAATCGGACGTCCCATTTTGTTTCTCCTTGAATAATGTGAGCGTTCTAGGCTCTACGCGGTGGGTGCCGCATAATAATCTAGACACTGTATTTAACAAAAAACCCGCCGAAGCGGGTTTCTTGATTGTGTAAACACTTTAAAACTGATTACTGGAAACTTACGTTAGCAGAAACAATCTTAACTTTTCCTAGGTAGTCAGCGGCATTACCTAGAGAAGAAGCTGTGTTGCTCAACTCTAAATAACCGTAACGTGTTAGGAAGCCAACTACTGGCTCAAATGTGTTTGGATCTAGAACAACACCAGAACTCATTAGAGGAATGTAAGGGCAATAGAATGCTGGAGCATCCGCTTCGCTTGGTCCTTTGTATCCAACTAGGATCTGATTGTCATCATCTGTATCGCTCTTATATGCGTCAACATAAACACGCATTGCGTTGTTCAATGTACCAACGAACTTGGTGTTTGTTGGAGCTTCGAATGTACCTTCTGTAGTACGAGCAAAAGCGGATGTTGTTGCTGATTGTAGCAATGTTAGGGCTTGGTTAGAAATAACAGCCCAGTTTGCAGCGCCACGACGTGTACGCTGAGCAATCAAGTTAGCAACACGGTTGATCAAGATTGCCAATGCGGCATGCTCGTCACCAACGAATGTAGCTGTACCAGAAACTAGAGCCTGGTCATATGTTGCTTCAACGCTTGCTAGAGCACGTAGACTAGCTAGAATCTCTTGATCGATTTCAGCTGTGATTTCTTGTGCTAGAGCAGCCATGATTTCTGCTTCAATATCAATACCTTGTTGAGCTTGAGCATCTTGAGCGGCTTCGAAGGTCCAACGAGCTGATAGCTTGCGTGACTTAGCTTCTACGGCTGCTTTCAAGATTTGAATGCTCATACGCTTACCTGGTAGACCTTCTAGCGCACTTGTAGCAGATGCTTTTGGTGTGCTAGCATTGTCGTTACCAGAATAGGCTTGAGCGATCTTGAATGGGCTCAATGCTTCTTCACCAGCTACAACTTCGTTGCTAGAATCAGCATAACGAACACGTAGAGTGTGAATTTGACCAACTGGACCTGTCATTGGCTGTACGCCGATGATTTCGTTAGCAATAACTGTTGGCATAACACGACGAATTACTGGAAGAATTACACGGTTTAGTGTAGCAATGTTTCCAGAACTTGTAGCGCCGCTTGTTGCAGCTTCTGCTAGGTACTTACGAGTGTTTTCTAAACAAACGCTCATCGAAGATTTACGGTTACCCTGTAGGCCTTCAAGCAGAGCGTCTTTGGTCTCTGACCATCTTTCATTTAATAATTGTGACATTTATAGTCTCCTTGAATATATTATTTTAGACCCGCTAACTTGCGAATGTCTAAGATGTTATCCACGCCTACCTGAGGCTGTTTAACTTCGCGATCACCTGTTACGGATGCGCTTTCATTGATTACTTCTTTGGCTTGCGCCTTAGGAGCTTTCTTGATATCGCCTTCCATAACTGCTGGTAGATATTTGTCAAATGCCAAAGTCAGCTTTGGTGTTTGAACAGACTCTAACAACTCTGTCATGATTGCTTTCTTTTCAGCACTCAGTGGTGCTAGTAACTCACTCATTACATTTTTGCGTTCCATTAGATCTTTAGTAACACGAATTTCGCGTTCCTTAGATTCTACTAGTTGTGCTTTCTGTGTAACGATTTGTTTTGCTTCCGCTAATTCTAAATCTTTCTTTTCGATGACTTTTAACAATTTGCTTGTCTCAGACTTCTCATTTAAGTAACTTGAATTAAACTCTTGTGCAAAAGCTTCAAATAAACGACGACCAAAACTGTTTTGACGTGCGCTCTCAATATCTTCCTTCAATTGTGACATCTCAGATTTCAATTGTTTGCTAATACTTTCTTCAACAATCTTAGCACTACGTTTAATAAACTGTGCTCTTACTTCATCGAATTTTGCCTTTGCTTCGCGAACTAACTTGACTTTCGTTTCAGCTAGGTCTTTCTTGTCAACAGCAAATTCGTTGATCTCTTTTGCTAGAGCAGTTACAATGAACTGTTCTAGTTTAGAAAAATTCTCAGCAACTTTTTGACGGTCACCTTGGAACTCTCCTAATTCTTTGCCAAGTTGTTTGATAACAAATGATTCTAATACCTGCGCATCAGATGTCATTTTGTTCTTATAAGCCAGTTTGGCTTCTGCCAATCCTTTCTTATCAGCAACAAGCTCGGCCATTTCTGCGGCCAATCGCTCGCTAACCATTGTGTCCAGTGCTTCAACCATAACGCTCTTATCTTGAGCATATTTCTGAGCAAACTCTTCACGCAGTTCAGCGGTGACTTGGTCGCGATTTTCTTGAATCTTTTGGGTGAACGCAGATTCGATTTCAGAACGAATTTGTTCTGACATCACACCGCTTTCTACCAATTGTTTGAATGCGTCCAACATCACTTTCTCCTTATTTTAACCCTTTGATAATCCCAAGGAGCGATTCCTTAAGATATCTCTGAGCTTTCGGATCTTCTTTTACTTCTTGCGCCAATCTCCAGGCACCGTATCCACCTTTATTGTTCATGAGATGTTCATAAACAGGAGTAGGATAAGCGCCAGGCGCACTTGGTTGAGCAACAATATCAACTGTAATAATCTCAAAGTCAGATACTTCGCCTGAGTGTTCGCTTACGTTTCCGGATCCACGACTACTCACACCAAGTTTTACACCAGCTTCAAGCATAGTTTTAATTAAATTACCCATTGGAGTAGGAAGGATTTTCATCTTTCCATATCCGTTTGGACCGTCCATCCACATTTCTGTGATCATATGGCTGACGCGGTCTAAATTTACTTTTAGGTCATCAGGATGATCAACCTCACCTAAGACTGAATAACCATTAACAATTTGATCGTTTAGTGTTTTAACCGCGTTGGCAATTTCACCTACTGGATAAACACGTTGGTTAGCATTGCGAACACCGCCCTGAATAGCAATACCTTTTAAGTAAAGGTTCTTTCCATTCTTTTCTTCAGCCTCGTGTAGTTCTACACGGGCTTGATCAAATGTTAAATGTTCTCTTAGATAAGATTGTTTCATCTATTTCTCTAATTAAGCGTTACGGTTAGGAGCGCCACTTAGTGGGCTCATTGTGTTTACGCCGCCGGTTTGACCAGCTTTGTCACCTCTACCAGAACCCCAACCTTGGCCTTCGCCACTTGCGCCCTTTTTCTCAGCGCCGTGACCACCGGATACTTTGCTTAGAGCTGCACCATCTGGCATTGCTGTTTTAGAGCTACCTGTTTTGTTCTTTGTAACACCTTTAGTGAATTCGCCCTTTGTATTACCAACTAGACCACGTGAGCCTTTGTCAGCATTAGGACTTGTACCACTCATTTCGCCTACGGCTTTACCACCACTACCTAGGATGTTGTGAGCTGTAGCGCCTGTTGAAGGCTTGCCCTTACCAGAGCTAACGATGCTTTGATGATTTGTTTCTGTTGCTTGGCCAGCTAGGTCACCCTTACCGCCGCCAACTGGACCAGGAGTCTTCATAGAAGAACCTTTTTCCCAATCACCGCCAACACGCTCAACGTATTCACGAACTTGGCTGTTTTCCATGCCCATCATGCCTTCGTCTTCGTCGTCTTCTTCGTCATCAGACTCTTCGTCATCGGACTCTTCATCGTCACCGCCAAACATGTCATCATGTTCTGGCTCGTCTTTTTCACCGGCCATTAGCTTTTCAAATTCAGCTTTTAGTTCTTCTAGTGCGTCTTCTAGGTCTTCGATACGCTCTTCTTCGGATCCGTGCTCTGCTTCGTGATCGTCGATTTCACCATCATTATCAAAGTCCATTTCGTCATCGTCACCGCCCATTGGGTCAGCATCGCTAACACCGCCAACTAGGTCGTCAGCTGGGTCACCACCGATTTCAAATGTTGTTTCTTCGTCAACTTGGTCATCAGACTCGTCTTCCATAGACTCATCTTGTTCCTCGTCTTCGTCGTCTTCTTCGTCTTTTGCTTCTTCAGCAATTAAATTCTCGTAAATATCTCTTGACTTTTCTACAACGATCTCGTGGAATAGCTCATGAGCTTTTTCCATTTCTTCGTTTACTAGTAAGTCCAAAAGTTGTTCCATCTTTGTAGACATTGTAGGTTTCTCCTTAAATTAGATGCGGCAAGGCTGTCTTATGGTGTATTTACAGCCGTTCGAGTATAGTTATGTGAAATAGGCCAAAAACGGCCGGTTTTTGGTTAAACCAGATTTGGGCGCAGTAGTCCCTTATGAATTTTGTCTAAAATATTTAGTTGTGTGATCTAAATATTATATTAACACTTATTGAGCGGGTTGCTCTTCAGGCGTTTTATACATGACTTGTATCAATTGCATTTCTTCCATATGCTCTTCTTCTTTAGCATCGCTGGCCTTACGAAGGTCATGAATCATACGCAAGGTAAGTCTTGTCTTGCGTAGGTCTTTAGCTGTTACAACACTTTTGTCATGAAAGGGATCGTATATAGGATCTTCTTGCATTTCTTTGCTGTTTTCGTTAAAGTAAATGAATTCGTTAAGTAGCATAGAGTTATTTAACCAAATTACATCGGAGGAGCGCCACCTGCGTCTGCTCCGCCTTCTGCGCCAGCATCCATTCCAGGCATATTAGGATCAGGTTCGCCTGCTGAACCCATGCTGTCCATCTCCTGTCCAGTGCTAGATCCTGTAATTCCTGCTGATCTCAACTCTGCGGCCGCAGTCAAGTTTTCCTTGCTTAGACCGTTTTCTTCTTTCCATAGACGTTCGTTTTCTGCTATTTCTTCAGTGGTTAGGCCCATGAACCTCTTTAGAGCGAAACGTTTGCTCATATGCGGAATAGCGGCTAAGGTAGTATATGTGGTTACTCGAGCAGTATCCATCTCTGCTTGTCGATAACTGGCAAAGTTTTGTGGCGGATTAAACTTGAGATCAAAAAGATTTGGATCAAAGTTAATGCCTTTTTCACGCATATAGCCCTTGAATTCTAAATCAAACTGATCATTAATCAGGCTCTGTAGTCGTTCGCAATACTTGTTGAATCGCAATTCTTGTATGTAGGCTGTTCCAACTCGACCATCATTAAAATTAGATCCGCCATCGTCAGACCCGGTAGGTAGATAACTTGAAGGTATGCGTAGAGCACGAAACAGCTTATTAGTAAAATATCTAAGATCATCAATTTCTCCCAGGTTCTGTCCACCTTGTAGGATCTCAACTTTGCTTCCTCTACCCTCAGCTGTCTGTGGGAAAAAGTAGTCTTCGTTAATGCTTAATGGGTTATACGAGGAATCGATAACACTCGCACCTCCTCCAGTAACGCTCGGTATTCTTCTTTGGTTAACTTCATTCTTAACACGCTCAACAAAAGACATAGCCAGGTGACTTGGCATATTGCCAACATCGATATAAAAAACTCTGCGTTCAGGGGCACGTTGTACACGATATATAATAATGCTGTCTTCCAGCAGTTCCTTTTGTTTGTAAACTTTAAAGATACTTTCCAATAGGCTGTTTCCAAAAGGAAAGTTATTATCTAGACCTTCGCTCATTGACAGGTGAATAACGTGTTCGGCACCAATGGCCCATTCGTTTTGTTGCTTGTTAAAGCGACTGCCTTGAGTGTGTGGGGAGTTTCCAACCATGCCTCGTTGCTGTGCTCCGCCAGTAACATAAGTTGCTCCGCCGGGAGTAGCACCTTGATTAGTTGGGTTGATAGTGGTAACTGTCAGTGCTTGAAAGTTAACATTCAAGTCACGGATAACATACTGCTCTGGTTTCTTACCTTCTGATTCATTAACAATGATACGGTCGACCTTGCTTGGATCAACATACATCCAAGCCAGTGTTTCCGGATCACGGACAAAGAAACAATCACCAAATTTAAATGAGTTACGGACAATTTTAAAAATTCTATTTTGGAATTTGTTCAGTTTGGTCCACTGTTGTAGATACTTAGAGATAACTTTGATCTCTGTTTGTGTTGCTTGATCTTTAAAGAACACCTGGAACGGTGTTCCGTTTTCTTCGTTGGTCTGACTACAGAATTCTGCTAGGATATCCAGCGCCGCGTTGACTTCACTGTCACCATCCATGGTGTCGTACTGCTGATATCGTTCTAATCTATTTGGGTGTCCGGAGTAGACATCTGGCAAATAGCTGGAATAATTAGTGCGAGCCGCTCCTACTCCCAAGCTCCCGTTAACTGGGCTTAGTCTGCCCGATGGTGCTGATACTGGGGTAAAATACTTTTTCCAACTCATATATTATCTCTTTAAAAGGTTACCGTTTAGGTCTTTTACAGCACTAATTGTCTTGTATTGATAATCGGCAATTGTCTTAAGAATTCCTAATGCGTCTTTGTTATTTAAGTCTGTAGGCGGTGGTTCCTTATCTTTCTTAGGCTCTTCTTTCTTAGCTGTATCGGTTTTCTTGGGCTCTTCTGTCTTCTGTTGATTGTTAGTCTGCTGGGTTTGATTAACTGCAGCCTTCCAAGCTGCCGGTGGATTCTTAAGTATTTCACTAACTTTGGCCTGCATGTCAGCAGGAACCTTAGCAATATCCATCTTCTTATCAAAAACGTCTCTAGCATATTGCTCTGCGGTCTTAGTAGCCTGAGATGCTGAACTTGCCGCGGCAGTTACCGCTGGATTTTGTTTTGGAGGTTCTGCTTTCTTATCATCACTGCTTCCAAAATACGTCGACGGGCTTACAAGTTTTTTAGCGGCTTCCCAAATACCTTTTAAAAACTCTTTAACACCGTCAATGATATTTTTAAATCCATCCATAATAAGACCTGGTATTGATTTAAAATCGCCAGACAATACCGCTTTAAAAACTTTAATAATATCTTTGACCACATTCCAAACAGGAATCATTGCGTTCATGATGCCGTCAACAATAGGTTTAATAATAGGCCAAACGTATTTCATTAATAGGTCAATGATATCACCAATGCGAGCAAATATTAATTTAACAATATCAGACAAGTCACTCATCACTGGGCCGATATCGTCCCCTATCTGAGCAAATATTTCACCAGCTCTAGTGACAATAGGACTGAATATTTCTTTAACTGCTTTAAATAATTTGTTCATAACAGCACCAAGAGATTCTGCTATACCTTTAAAATCTATAGAAGTAATTGCCTTCCATACGATACCTATAACATCTTTAAAGATTTTCATCCAATCTTTAAAATAGTCAACGTAAGCATCTAACCCGCCACCGTCGCTTAATGAATTCCAAACTCCAGATATGAAATCTTTTACTGTCATAAAAAACTGTCTAACATTCTTTCCTACCTGTTCAAAATCAATTGATCGTACTAGTGCTCCAAATGTTTCGACTATGGGCCTAAAGAATCCAACTATACTATCTTTGATTGCCTTAAAGTCAATTTCTTTACTTGTAAACCCGCCTGTTAGCCCTCTCCAAAAATCTTTGAAAGGTTTGATAATATCGTCCATGCTGATACCAGCAAATATTTCTTTAAATCCAGGAATTAAAATTTGATCTAAAATTTTACTGCCCATATTGACTGCCCACATGAACATATCCGAAAAGACTTCAACGACCTTAACAACAATAGGAAATAGTCTAGCTAGAGCAGAATTTAGCTTGTCCATTATGCCGCCTTGGTACTTAGCTCGCATTGCAGCTTGTTCAACAGCACCAGCCGCACCATTTTTCTCAACGTTTTTAATTTCTTCTCTAGTTTTCTTAATTTGATTAGCGTAGTCATCTTCTGTCTTAAGATTTTTTTTCTTTGCCTCGGCTGCAGCATTGGCGCTAGCACTCATAGTACTAGCCAATGGGCCACCTGACATGATGATAGCATTCATAGTCTTACCGTACTTGGCCGCTCCTTCTGCCATGGCTAGCTGACCACGACCAGTAGTAGCATCCATTTGTTTCTGACGCTCAGCTTCGCTCAGACTTCCGTCTTTAGCAATCTCACCCAACTTTAATACTTCTTTGTTGGCTTTACTCTGAGTAGCGGCAAACACCTGTGCTTCTTTTGTCATTGGAGGCAGGCCAAGTGTAGCGGATAGTAGGGCGTCTTTAGCTGCCTTGCCGCCAATTAGTCCAGCACGATTTTCAGCTTCTTTATACCTTCTTTGTTCTTCGTCGCTCATATTAGCTAACATTAATCGACGAGCGGCATTAGCAGCCTCTTCTTTCATTTGTTTTTCTTTTTCTTGTCGACTGATACCTTCCAAGGCCGCACTGAGCGTTAATTCCTCAGCAAAGGCTTTTACAGAAGCCTCCATGCCTTTCTGATCATTCATTTGATCTTGACTAATACCACCCATGGTCTCAGCATAAAGCCCCATCAAGCCGTTTGCTTCTTTAGCCGAAAACCCCAAGTTCATAACCTGTCGACCAGTTTCCCCGTTGACAAATCCCTTGTTAAATTTGATCATACGATCAGCACCTTCTTGTGCTGTTCCGCCTAACATTTTAAATGTTCCAACATTGTCTTTCATCAGTTGACCAAACTCTTGAAAGTTTAGTCCTAACGACATTGCAGCAGACTTAGTATTAGTTAGACTGCCGCCAAACATGGCGCCGCTTTGAGAAACCTCTTGGAATAGTTTTAAATTTTCTTCCTGTTGTCTAGCACCGTAGGCCGCGGCCTTGGCAATCATACCCAAGATACCCGGCAATCCGCTCATAGCATCAGCGAATGATGATAGCTTACCGCTTCCAGTAATGGCAGATTCAGCTAGCTGTTGTTGTCCTTGCCAAACGGCCTTACCGGTATTTGAAATTTGTGTAAACGCAGAGCTTGCCAACCCTGCCGCGGCACTAAATGTGCCAGTTAGCATAGATCCAGCTCCGCTTAATGCCTTACTGAATATGCCAGGACCTTTGGGATCATACCCACCGCCACCACCTCCACTACCTCCACTACCTCCACTACCTCCTTGAGATGCACTGGCTGGAGTTTTAGCCGCAAGAGCCTTGATGGCATTTGCCATGTCTTTATTGACCGATAAGAGATCTTGTAAGGTTGCTTCGGAAGCGCCGCTCATATGTAAAAACCCGGGTTAACTGCTAATATAAATAAAGTTACTTAGACACATTGTTTGTTTATTTATTGGAGATACAGATGGCGAATTTTAAGCAACCACCAAGACAGAACCCGTTGATGCAGTACATGCGTCAGCCCAAGATTTATATTAAATTACCAAGCAACGGAGCATTCTGGGAGAATGGTTCACTTGACCTTCCAGAGAACGGAGAGATACCTGTCTACTCAATGACAGCCAAAGACGAATTGACTTTTAAAACTCCCGATGCTCTCATGAACGGACAAGGTGTAGTTGAAGTTATACAGAGCTGTATGCCTAATATCAGAGATGCTTGGAAAACTCCAAATATTGATCTTGATGCTATTCTAATTGCTATTCGTCTAGCTACCTATGGCGAAATGATGGAGATCAGTCACGTAGTTCCTAACACTGCTGAAACTGTTGACCATACTGTTGACCTCCGTCAGCTATTGGACAGTATCTATCAACGGTCAACATGGAATGAAGAAGTTGTAATCAATGAAAACATTACCTGTTTTATTCGCCCACTGACCTATAAGCACTTAACTGATACAGGTCTTAAAACTTTTGAAGCACAGAAAGTCATGCAGATTGTCAACGATGATAAAATCAGCGACGAAGACAAGCTAACTGCTTTCAACAAGAGCTTTAGCGTTATGACCAGTGTCACTGTTAAGCTCATAGCTGACAGCATCTGGGCTATCAAAACTCCAGACACTGTGGTAGAAGATCCTCAATTTATTTTAGAGTTTGTCCAGAATGCTGACAAAGATGTATTCACTAAGATACAGTCTCGCATCGACGAATTAAAAACTGTAAACGGATTACAACCATTGACAGTTCAATCTACCCCTGAGCAGATTGAACTAGGCGCACCTACTGAATATCTCGTACCAATTGGATTTGACAACGCAAGTTTTTTCGGCAAAGGCTCTTAAGTCTCACCGATCAAGAGATTGAAGAGTGGCTTAAGGGCCTAGATGACGAAGCCAAACAATTAAGAAAAGATCTATACAAGCTCTGTTGGTACATGCGTGGTAGTGTTTCAGTTGAACAGGCATGGCAACTTGATTGGGATAGCCGCATTGCTATCAATGAGATTATCAAAGATAATCTAGATACTACTAAAGATACGGGCTTGCCGTTCTTTTAAAGCTTCTGACCTAGGAAGCGGCTGTAGAAGTCAACGCTCTCACGTTGTAATTTCTTCATCGATGTACTGCCATCTGGATTAGTAGTCAGCTTGTTTTGACTTCCGCCAACATAATCTTTAAATCCTGAACCAGTTTGACTTGCTGTTGTTTGACCGGCTGCTCTCTTACCTTTGATCTCTGCTTTCTTAGCGGCAATCTGTTGAGGTGTTAGCTTACCTCCAGTTGGTGGAGGTGTAGAGGCACCAGGTTGTTGTGCTACTTGATTGTCTGCGCCTTGTGTCGGATCGGCATTTGGCTTGCCAGTAGCACCATCATACCCGTGTGGTGCGGCATCAATTTTTGCCTGTACAGCAGGATCCATAGTCGGCTCAACTCGTTCACCCGGAGCTGGTTGTTTGCTTGCTGTGTTTGTTGGAGCAGTAGCACCTGTTTGAGCTGGTTCGGTAGCAGTTGCAGCGGCATTGTTACCGTTGCTTGCTGAGCCAATACCAGGCTGTGACTGCGGAGGCGGAGCAAGATCCTGTGGAGGTTGTTTCTGTGCCTGCTTCTGTTGATTCTTTAGATCAGCTAACTCAGCTTCTTTGGCCTTGATCTGGGCGGCGATGTCTTGAGGATTTGCTCCACCGGCAGGTGCGGCGCCTTGAGCAGGTTGTTGTCCTTGACCAGTTAGTCTGGCAAACTCTTGATCTCGAACTGAAGTATCTTTAGGTTGCTTTGGCATGTGTCCGCCTACATGTGCTCGTCCTAGAGCTTGTCCTTTCTGATATTGATCTTTAGCACCTTTGAAAGCACCTGATACAGCACCAAGTCCTTTAGCTACAGCACCTACGCCTGTTCCAATTCCACTAGCAATACTTCCCAGTACGCCTTCATCAGTTACCTGCGATTCCGTGATTAGTTCTTCGATCTTCATATTGAGCAATCCTAAATTGTTATCTGATATTTACCAGAATGTATATCACTTTATTTATATATGATAATGAGCTAAAGCTCATTTGCTTCTGCGCTAACGCTTGAAGCATTTTTTACATCGAAGATGTTTAAATATTATCTAGATTGTTCAGTCACACTTTGCCCAGGGCGGGCAAAAAATGAACATTATCTGAGTTGCACAATGTCACTTAGTGTTAGAGCATTACAGTGGCGGTTGACCGGTACCACGAGCTCCGTCTTTATTACAACGGCAATATACAGATGCACACTAACGCATTTGTATATCCAGGGTTTTTCTCCCTTCCTTTTGCCTTTTCTTGTCTTTTCAAACAGCAAAACCGCGGCAGTTTGCGATCTTCGTCCTGTGAAGGATAGTTGCTGAGTACTCTTGCGGCAAGAGATTTCCATCCCTGTGATCCGAGATCCAGGTTCAGGACGCCTGATGTTTGCTGGCGCTTGCTTGTTACCGCTTGTGAGCCTAAATTTTGTTTTTTATGTGGGAGCCATGGACACGGACTGAGATCTGTCCGTTATAGTATTCGTTTGATTCCAATACTTTGCGGTCGAATTGTTCGCGGGCCTCAATGTAAGAGCATTCTGCTTTTGATTTACAGTAATATAATATTTCGCGTGTGAAGTTTTCTTTGCCGTATAACTCAACATCCTTGTTAAGTTCTAGGTTTGAGCCATAATATTCTTGCCAGTCGCTATCTATCTTGCTTCTGATCTTCTTCTTTTTCTTTGTGCCGTTCTTTAACTTTACAGTCTTGTAGGTCGTTTTACTAAATTTTGCTAACTTTTTGCCTATATAGAGTCTGCCGGAAGTGTTACATGAGATAAGATAAACAAATCCCACGCAGTCTTCAGGCAGTTCTGTAACTATAGATCCTTTATAGTACCAAGACATTAAGCGGCCTTGGCTTCCTTACGTGCGTTTTTAGTTTCAGTGATTTCGTTACGGCGGGTCTTGATCAGTTTACTTAATTCTGCCAGGGCCTTACGCGAACGTGTACCTGCGGCTGAGTTGCCTTTTTCAAATTTAGTATCTTCTGCTTCCCATGCTGTAACAGCATCTTTAATTGCTTGAATTGTTGCGCTCATCTTTTTTCCTTGTTCTTATATCCATAATTTCCGCTCGTAGTTCTATTATTAGTTCCCGATTGGCGCTTAACGCTTGTCTTAACTTTACGCCCCGTTCATACGTCGGCTTGCGTCTGTACTCCAAATGTATATTATGGATTTCCGCAATCGTCTGTAAAAACTGGTTGTAGAGTTCGTCGTATTTGTTTATGCTCATTGCTCTATGAAGTCAGCAGAATTTGAATATGAAGTAAATCCATTTTCTTTTATCACTTTCAGCACATTGTTTACCCGCCCAATGAGCTCATCCTTGTGGCTGATTAGGTAAATGTTCTTGTCTCGCTCACGGGCCATCTTCTTTAAGACAGCAAGTCCTGCTTCGACTCCTGCGGCATCCATTCCTGAATCAATTAATTCATCAATGAACAGCAGGTTAATATGTTTGTATAGGTTTTCCCATACATCACGGAATGCCCAACTTAAACTTAGGATCAATCTGTTGCGCTCTCCGCGTGATAAATTATCAAAATCTAGATCTTGTCCCAGCTGAGTGATCTCAACATTTAGATCATTCTGGAATATAACACGATGTGGTAAACCCATCTTGTCAATATAGTAACCTAGACGCTTGTTTAGGTATGTTAAATTTTGATCAATAATCTTTTTACGGATAAAACTGTCTTTGTTTGTCAACAACTTGAGCAAAAACTCTTGATGATCTTTTGTTTTCGTTAAATCGTTAACCGCGGTCCAATCAATTGCCTGTAGGGCAGTGTTCTTTAACTCTTCGATTTGTTCTTTATAGGGGTTGTCTTCATTTGATCTAGCTGTCAAGCTCTGCTCTAGCGTTGCTAAATTATTTTTATGTCCCAGTGCTTCTGCTTCAGTGTCATAAAATGTGTTAGGCTTTTTAGTTACCTCGCCTGTCCCTAGATCGTCTACGACCTGTTTAAGTTGGGAACTCATCTTTTGAAAGTATTCGTGTGCTTCTTCAAAGTGTTTTGTAGCAGTAGCGGTCATTTCTTCATGCTTGTGATCGTGAAGTTCCTGTTCACATGCGTGGCATGTCTTGTTTGCTAGACTTTCTAACTCTCGTGTATATTTGTTGAGAGTCTTTTCAGCTTGAATAACTGCTGATTCTAAAGTAGATTTTTGTTTGTTGAGATTGCGAACACGAGTGTTCTCTTCATCCCATGCTTTTAAAGCCACGTGAGCTGCCAGTTCTGCTTCAATGTCAACAGATTCTAAATTAACAATAGCTCTTCCTAGATTTTCTAGTTCCTGTTGTTGTTTATTTTCCCAAGCATTGCTTCTAAGTTCTAGACTGTCAATACTCTTTTGTACATTTTCATTGGCTGTCTTGATACCTTCGATCTTAAATGTTTCAGATTGAATATTATCTTTAGACAGTTTAATCTGTGTCTTGAGTAGTTCGGCTTTTTCACTAAGCAGAGTAATACCCAGTAGTTGTTCGATGACTTCTCGTTGATCAGAAGCCTTCATTGACAAGAAAGGTTCAGTATAGGTATTAAGAGCCACAATATGCTTGAACATGGTATGGCTCATGCCTAGCATCTGTTCAATTGCCTTTTGTGTTTCGCGGCTATCACCTTGGCTCTCATCTTCGTCGGCGGCTTTTTGCTCTTGATCGTTGATGTAGAGTTTTAGAATGTTGGGTTTACGACCGCGTTCTATGCGATACGCAATTCCGTCGTTGTTAAATTCAACAGTAACCAGCATGGCTTTACCGTTGATCTTGTTAATCAAATTTTCTTTACGGATGTTTGTAAGTGCTTGTCCGTATAACGCATAGCTGAGTGCGTTGATAATAGTAGTCTTGCCTGTACCGTTACGTGAGCCGCTGTCATCTCCGCCTAGATCTAAGTTTTCTCCCAGTACAAGAGTTAAATGTTCCTTGTCAAAATCTACAGCTTGGGTTTGATTACCCACACTCATAAAGTTTTTTACAGTTATATTTTTTATTTTAAAGGTCATAGGTTATTATAAATGTCCAGTAACAGCTTTTTGTCAAACGATTCAGATTCGATATTGACCAGTTGTTCGGTAACAATTTGATCAACTGATTCAAATTTTGTATCTGGACTATCATCTATAGTACCTTCTACATTATTTTTTTCTTGTATTAGACTAATTTCTCGTATGTCATGCTCTGTCATGAATGTTTCTTTTAAGAAATTAGCCTCCTCAAATGTAATATCAATGTCTAAGTTGACTTTGAGATACATTTTAGATTTCATTATGTCATCTTTTTCGTCAATAAGCCTGCTTAATTTAACAGTCCTATACTTAGGAGCATCTGGCCAGTCAGTAAATTGCGGCTCGCCGTTCCATTCTAGAGTCATCATACCACGTTCGTCGTCCCAGGTATCGGCAAAGTTATGGGGGAACGCATTGCCCATATAGACGATCTTACCTCGCTGTTGTCTTTTGTGGAAGTGTCCACTAAACACATAGTCTTGATGTTTAAAATGTTCAGCCTGTAGTTCACCGTGGTCGGGCATCTGTACCATGGCATTCATATAGAACAAGGGCAGTTCAAAATGCCCAAACATATACTTGCTCTTGGTCTGGCTAATAGTCTTCCACTCATCGCCGACTAACCAGGGAACTAAGGTAACATCATCAAGTGTTGTAACACGATCTACAACTGTAACTCCAGGGATGTATCGGCCAAACGCAGAACTGTGAATATCACGTTTGTCTTTGTAGAACAGATCGTGATTACCAGGAAACCAATAGAACTGTTCAAATGCCGCGCCTAGTTTTTCTAAGCATCGGATAGAAGTATCTAACGTAATTAGATTGATACTGTTTCTGTTGTGATGCCAGTCACCTAAAAAGATACAGGTTTCGCACCCCTGCTTTTTTGATTCGCTAATAAACCAGTCAACAAAGTCCTCACAATCTTGATTGTGAGTATTTGAATTTGATTTTAAGCCAAAATGTATGTCTGTAAAACACGCTACTTTCTTAAAAAGTGCCATTAATAGATTCTCCTAGATTTAGTATAGCAGGGTAGGAGGATTAAAGTCAAGCCTCTGCGCCTTCTTCTTCATCCGGAATATCTTCACTCTTGGGCATACGCATATTCTTGTATAGTTCGGCCTGTCGTGCGGTTTCTTCGGCAAACTCTTGTTGATTCTGACGAGTCATACTAGGCATTAAACCGTTCTCTTGTAGCATGTCGTCTCGAATATTTTGGTTCTTTTTTTCAATATTCAACACACGAGTGAAGCTATTTGTGACTGCCGCTGTGTAATAAGCGAAGGGGTTTTCCGACTTAGATTCGTCAAATTGAAGTCCAATTTGACTTAGTTGTAGTATAGCTTGACCACGCATTTCTTCAATATATGTATATCCGCGCCAGTTTGATCGCTGTGCGTAGCGTTCAGATAACTTGATAAACATTTTACCTAGGTTTTCTGTAATACGCCCGTGCTCTTTACTAAAGACACCAGTATCTAATGTGCCCTTCCAATGACTTTTTCCTACGCATATCAGTTCATCTGGATTAGTATCATCGTATTTCCAATGTTGGAATGGAGGAAAGTTTACTTTATCGTGTGCGTCTGCTGTGCTTTTAACTGTTTTCTTACGACCCGGTGCTTGTGGAACATGATCAAATGTCATTATACGGATAACAACATCTGTTTTAGCAATGGTTTTATAATCGGGGGTACATTCTGATAGTTTGATTTTCTTATCACCGGCTATTCTCGCGGCGGTAAATGCTTCAAGTCCCATGCGTTTGGCCCTATTGCGCTTGGCCTCGGCTACGGTTCGAACATTTATTTTATCTAGACTTGATAAAATTATATCATGCTGTCCGTACTCTTTTTTGGTAAAACTTGAAAATGAATTTTTACTCTTATGTATTTCTGCTAGTAAGTCTCTGTTGTTTAAGTATCTTACTTTTCTTCCTGTTGGGGCGATTGTAACCGCCTGGGGTTGTTGTGATATAGCCATCTAATTGCGGCCTCCTTAATTATTAAGTACAAGTTTACAGGATGTCAACGGCTTTGTCAACCATTAAATGAGCTGATATTTATCGGGTTAAATAAGCATATAAGGATATTAAGAATATGGGATCAGTTAATACAAACGTAAATGGTGTATCTTTTACAATCACCAAACAGCCGGATGGTTCGTTTACCTACTCTACTGAATCTATGCCAGGTGCTAGTTTTGGCGCCAATAACGAAGCTGTTGCCGGTCATTATGGTGGACCGTTGACCGCTGATAGTGTTAGAAATTCTATACAAAGTTTACAAGATAATTTAATTTCCTCAAAACAATCTTACATTGATGATGCTAATCGACAATTAAATTCTGCTACTATTGATCCGGATTATGCGGCCATGTTGAGGAATAATGTAGCAAAAGCATCAGCAGATATTGAAGAATTTAAATCTCAAGTAGGGGTATTGATAGCAATAGAAGGACAGGTCGGAAGTCTCCAGTCTCAGGCCACTGCTGCCGATGCCGCAGGCGAAAATCCAGAAGCCAAGACAGGAGCGCAGGCCAATGCGGATGCCGCGCAAGGAGCTACCGGAGCCACAGGTGCTTCGTCGACTCAAGAAGATCCTACCAATAACAATGCCGGACAAAAGGACTACAGTGATAATGGTAGTAATAATCCCCCAGGAACTGGTTTTGGTGACGACCAAGAAGAATTCACTAAAGACAGTCTTGGCAATACATTTAAAAATGGTCAATTATATAGAGCGGCAGAAGTAGAAGATTTTCCATCTCAAGAAAATTCTTCAAGAGTTACTCCTTCGACTATTTCATCTAAAGCGGCTCCTGCTCAAGCCTCTTGGAAAGAAGCGGCGGACCTTAGAGCAATTTTAAGAGTTCCTCCTAAGTATATTACCAGCTTTACCGATCCGTCTGGACAATTGAGTCAGTTTGGAGGAATTGTATTCCCCTACACACCTCAAATAGGATTTAGTGAGTCGGCAACCTATAACGCAATTAATCCTTTACACAGTAACTATACAATCTACACATATAAAAATAGTTCTGTAGGTTCAATATCGTTGAATGCTAAATTCACAGTACAAAATGAAAAAGATGGAATAGTATTACTAGGTGTAATACATTTATTACGGGCATTAACTAAAATGAAATTTGGTCCAGATGCTGACGCCGGAGCTCCGCCTCCTGTCTGTAGACTAAACGCCTATGGCACATTCATGTTTAAAAACATTCCAGTAACTGTTGCTGACTTCAGGCATGACCTGCCAGAGGGTGTTGATTATATCGCTGTCGGGAGATCAAGTTCGACCTTTGGGCCTAATCTGCTTCCTGTATTGAGCACAATTACCTTAACATTGAATCCAACATACAGTCGTTCAGAGATGATGGCGGCAGGAGTTGACACCTGGCTCAGTGGAGGCTTTGCTGGAAAAGGATATCTATAATGACAACATACTCAAAACACAGCCCTTACTCTAAAACTGCTTTAAAAAACGGAGCATATTTAGATACACTTGTATATAGAGACATTCCTTCTCAGGCGAGTGATGTTCCGTGGGTAGTAACACCTCCGTATATGCATCGTCCAGATCTTTTAGCTTTTGACCTATACGGTGATGTGGGCTATTGGTGGGTGTTTGCCGTAAGAAATAAAAGCATTCTTAAAGATCCTATATATGACCTTGTTCCAGGAAGAACAATTTATATTCCCCAGGCAGAGACAATTCGTTCTGCTCTAGGTTAACCTATGCTAATATCAGATAAACCAACAGCTCAGCCGGGCGCAAAATATAACGTATTAAATGACTATAGGTTATATACTCCGTCATTTACTCTTGCCTGTCTAGGTAAGACAGCACTGGCTAATCCTGAAAGTTATAGACAAAGCAGTTTAGATTTTGTCATATTAAAATCTGGAGGAAAAAATAAAGGTTTTAATGTAAATGCTTCTCAAGGAGTTGTGTCAGTATCTACATCGTCAAACGAAACCCTAGATGCCAAACAACTGGTTTCGGGATTCAATGCCGAAAGTCCAGGACGATTTGACATGTTTATTGACAACTTAGAATTTGATTGTCTAATGGCACCTGGAGAAAAACAAGGGTCTTCAACAGCACTACAGATAAAATTTGAAGTGTTTGAACCTTATAGTCTTAATGGTTTCATTGAAGCACTCCATGTTAGCGCAGTATCAGCAGGCTTTAATTCCTATACCGAAGCGGCATATCTATTGAAAGTGGAATTTTGGGGATATCCAGACAAGGGAGATTTCAGCACACCTGAATTGGTACCTAATGCCAGTAGATACTTTGTTTTTAACTTTACTGGAGTTGATGTTACTGTAACAGAACAGGGGACAAAGTACAGTTGTACAGGAGTACCTAACGGAGATATAGCACTAGCTGAACCTGACAAGTTATTAACAGATATAAAAATGACCGGAGCCACTGTGAAAGACGTGTTAACTTCGTTATTTGATAGCATCAACAAGACTTTAAGTAACAGAGCAGAAGAAGAAAAGGGTCCTGAAAAAAAATCTAACCACGATACATACGAAATTAAATTTCCTGATTTAGCGAAAACAGGAGAGCAATTAGATTATACAACTGAAAGTGTGATCGCCAAAGCAAAGATGGCTCCGTTACTGACAACCAATTCTATTTTTAAAATGGTGCCTATTGAAAAAAAAGGCAATGTCAAACCTGGAGAAAGCAGTCAGGCGCAGGCTGCTGCCACTGATTCTGCTGCCGCCCCGACGCCACAGAGCCAAGGATTAAAATATGAGCCCAATGGCAATGTGATTCAATTTGCTCAGAATACTAAAATTAGCGATGCCATAACTGCGGTTATTAGAGACAGTACATATCTTGAAAATATTCTTAAAGATATTAAAGGCAGTTGCGATGAGCAGGGAAGGATAACTTATTTTCTAATAGGAGTTGAGGTTATTCCAAAGAATCAAAAAGATTCTATATCTCAAGTTGATCTAAACACATATCGTTATGTTGTAATTCCCTACAAGGTTCATTTCTCAAGATTTCCTCTACAGAAAGGAGTTGCGTGGAGTCCCGAAGATTTAATGCCTGCTGTGAACAGGATTTACAACTATATCTACACAGGAAAAAATGTTGATGTTTTAAATTTCCAACTTAAATTTAATAATCTATTTTTCCAAGCAATACCTCCTAAAGCAGGTAATGAAAAAAGTCAAGAGGCCACAACGGCCGCAGGACAAGGCAATACCACACAAGTCAGTGTGCCAAAAGCAGAAAGTTCACAGAGTAAAAAAGAAGTAAATCCGTCTTCACCAGTGAGACCGTCCAACGCATCCGATGGAAAGGTTACTGACACACGAGCTAATCGAGCAGGTCCGCCAAGAACTGATCCCTACTATAAATTTGCCGAATATGCCCACAATGCTATATTAGAAAGTGTTGACCAATGTACGGCAGATTTAGACATTATAGGCGATCCGTTTTATTTGGTCATGGGAGGTATAGGAAATCATAAACCTAAAAAAGCCAGTGAAGGACTGACATTTGATTCGACTGCTGATAATCAAAGCGGTGATGTAGTGATTAGAGTAAATTTTAAAAATCCAGATGACATCGATCCTGCCACCGGATTCGCTAGATTTAATCCCGATATTGTTCCCTACAGTGGAATATATAAAGTTATACAGGTCAAGTCTTCTTTTAAAGACGGAGGATTTAAGCAGACGTTAAGTCTGATAAGACTACCAGGACAGATCACAGACGATTCAGTTACAAAAGAAGAGCCAATTGAACTGGTTAACAAACCTAAAAAAGGAGCACAGGTAGTAACTGATACTGCTCCGGCAGGAGTTGACAAGGAAGGGGCACGACCTAGTGATTTTAGTATTACTAAATTATTATCAAGGGGATTGCCCAGTATTGGACTTCCGGGCAATCTAAGTGATTTCTCAGTTTCAGGCGCACTGGCATCTGTCGGATCTATCGGTGCGCTAGGAGTTGCGGCATTGGGCAAGGTAAGCGGAGCGATAGGAGCCGCAGGCAATCTAGCAGGAATCGCCAGCCAGGTTGGTATTCCTGTTGGTTCTAGTCTAAACGGTCTCAACGCCTTGACAAATGGAATTAGGGCAAATGCCATAACACTAAATGGAGTTTCAAATGTTGCCGCAGGAACTGGCGCTCTAATCAGCGGAGCAGGCGCTTCATTAGGATCGCTATCGACTGTAGCTAATCCTGCCGCATCAATTGCTAAAACACTTGGAGTTAGCAATGTCGTGAACCTAGCGAGTCCTGCCTCTGCTATAAATTCTATTGGAGACAAGGCCAAGGCGGCACTAAATGGCTTGCCGAATGATCCTAAAGCCGCACTGGCCGCCGCCGGAGTTAATCCGTCACAGCTGGCAGGACTATCGCCCGAATTACAAAGTAAGGTTACAGATCAAATCGCACAGGTGACAAAAGATCTGCCTCCGGATGCTGACCTGGCTAAATTAAAAGAAAGCGGAGTTTCACTAGCAAATATTCCGTCGGATAGAATACAAAACTTACCTGCTACCGCAAAGAAATTAATTGCCGCTGCCCCTGAGTTACCTGATGTTATCAAGCCAGACGCACTGAATAATTTAAATCGATTAAATGCCGCTCAGTTGGCCAGTGGCAAGTTAGGTGACGCAACGGCATTGGCAGGAAAATTTAGTTCGGCACAGGCATTGGTTAACAGTGCAGCCGGAGGTGCGTTAGGTGGAGTTGAGTCAGCTTTAAATAAAGTTACAAGTATCACAGGTGGCAATCCGTTGGGAGGTATAAGCGCAGGATCAATAGCAGACCTAAGTAGTTCTGTTAGTGCCAAGTTTGGAAGTAATGCTTTAAAGACTCCGAGCCCATTGGATACCCTTGTTGCCAATGCCAGTAACAAGACATGGTCAATATAAAGGAATAAAATGCCAGAGTTAAAACGAACGGGATCGAACGCAACATTACCCAGCGCCGGCCCTTTTTTAGCAATTATCACTAACCATTTAGATCCCACTTATATGGGAGCACTTGAAGTTGCTCTCCTGAAAAAAACAGGATCTGATCTACAAGAAACTGCTGAGACACACATCGTAAATTATCTCAGCCCATTTGCGGGCAATACGGCAATACGTTACGAAGGCTCTGATTCTTCGAATTTTAATGATGTACAAAAAAGCTATGGTTGGTGGGCAGTTCCTCCAGATATCGGCGCGACCGTGATGGTTATATTCCTTGACGGAGATCCAAATCAAGGTTATTGGATAGGTTGCGTGTTGGACCGTTATCAAAATCATATGGTACCCGGTATTGCCGCTAGTAAGAATGTTGAAATTACCCCCGATCAAGAAAGAAAATATGGAACAAAAAATCTTCCTGTAGGAGAATTTCACAAGAAATCTCGTAGCGCCGAAAGTCCAAATGTAAACCAGTATAATAAACCTATCCATCCTTTCGCTGATAGATTATTAGCAAATGGATTGTTGTTAGACACCGTGAGAGGAATAGCCACCAGCAGTTCTCGTAGAGAAATTCCCAGTATGGTATTTGGAATAAGCACCCCTGGCCCTTTAGACCCTAACGGCAAAAAAGTAACACTACCAAATACTCCTGGTACTCAAATTCCTGTGAGCCGATTAGGCGGCAGTACTTTTGTCATGGACGACGGCGACGAAAGCGGCGAAAGTGAACTAGTTCGTATTCGTACAAGAACAGGACACCAAATCTTATTACATAACAGTCAAGATTTAATCTACATTGCCAATTCAAAGGGCACTGCTTGGATTGAATTAACCGCTGACGGCAAGATTGACATGTATGCTAACGACAGCGTAAGCATTCGTACTGAGGGAGACTTTAATTTTAGAACTGAACGAGATTTCAACGTTGATGCCCAACGTAATATTAATTTTTATGCTGGCGGTGATTTCCATCAAGATGTTAGAAGAGCTTATTATCTCAATGTAACTGACAAGGCGGCAATTTCTGTAGGCCAAACCTACGATCTCAGTGTTACTGATAATATTACAATGAGCAGTGCGAACGAAGTTCATCTAACCGCGGCCGCCAACGGATATATTAAAATAGGAGCCAGTCTACATACTAGAGTAGCAACTGATTCATTCTCATACACTGCCAATAATATTAATATTATCTCGGGAAAGACTACATTTATGGCATCTGGATCAGATACTAATATGTCAGTCGGCGGAGATTTAAAATTAACTGCTACAGGATCTAGCAACATTAACTCGTCGCATCACATTGAAACTGCTGGCACTATTGACATGAATGGTCCTGCCGCGGCAGCCGCCGACCCTGCTACTGAAGCTGACTCTGCTGATCTAGCTGATCAAGTTAATGCGCTGCAGTTATTTCAATTACCTAATAGAGATAAAAATCTAGGTTGGGAGGAAGGCAAGTTCTATAAAGCAGAAGATTTGGTCACCATATTAAAACGAGCACCAACATTTGAACCGTGGGAACAGCACGAAAATATCGAACGAGACAAATTCAGTAAAGATGCGACAGATTTACAAACTCGTAATTCTGTTAATAAGATAGCACAAGGCAAAGATGCCAAGACATTTAAATCTTCTGCGGTTCCTTATACAGAACCACCAGCGTCTAAGACTTCTCCTGTTATCAGCCAAGAATCAAAGACAACAACTCAGTACAAAGTTCCACCAGCGGAGTCTGGATCACCTCCTCCTCTATCTGGAAATGCTGCACAGGATAATATTTCAGCATTCTTGTTTATGATTCGTAAATGCGAAGGCACATCAGGACCTGACGGTTATAAAACAATGTTTACAGGCAAGAAGTTTGATGATTTTGCCGACCATCCTCGCAAAGCAATTACAGCTGGAGTTAACGGTAAAGGATTAACATCAACTGCCGCTGGCGCATATCAGTTTTTATCTAGCACATGGGACGAGTGTAAGAAACAACTTGGTCTTACAGACTTCAGTCCAGCTAACCAAGACAAGGCCTGTATACTGCTGTTAAAACGTCGAAAAGCACTTGACGATATCAAAGCAGGAAACTTTACAGCGGCTATTAAAAAATGTAATCTAGAGTGGGCCAGCTTGCCAGGATCTCCTTACAACCAACATCCTAAAGATCTTAACGTAGCGTTAGGTTTTATTAAACAGGGCGGAGGAACCATAGTTGCGTAAGGTTAAATATAGATATGGCATATAAAAATATTCAAATAACTCCTGCGAGCGGCAACTCACAAAACACCGTCAAGTCGGCCCATTTTTATAAAGGGTTCAGTACACTAGACGATAAATCTGCCAGTATCAAGTTGTTTGACTACGAGCTTATCAAGCAGGATATATTGAATCAATTTAATACTCGCAAAGGCGAACGAGTTATGAATCCCGCGTTCGGAACTTCAATTTGGGATTTAATTTTTGAACCATTAACTCCTGCCGTTAAAGATAAAATTGCCAATGAAATTAATAGTGTATTAGCAAGCGATCCTCGGGTAGTACCAACAAATGTTGCTATTACTCAAGGAGATTATGGATTCCGTATTGAGTTAACCTTAAGGTATGTTAACACTGATCAAACAGAAACGATGCAGATAACATTTGATAGAAATGTTGGTCTCTCGTTATAATATACCAGGTTTATTTTGCCATAAATACGCTATCAAAGGGCCGAGATAGCAAATGATACCATCAACAAATACAAAATTACTAGTGGCGGAAGATTGGAAAAAGGTATATCAATCTTTTAAAAACGCTGACTTCAAATCTTATGACTTCGACACCCTACGTCGAACTATGATTGGGTATCTTCGTGCCAATTATCCAGAAGACTTTAATGACTATATTGATTCAAGCGAATACATTGCGCTAGTCGATCTTATTGCTTATCTTGGTCAAAATTTAAGTTTCCGTGTTGACCTTAATGCTCGAGAAAACTTTTTAGAGACAGCAGAGCGTCGAGACAGTATTTTACGTCTTGCTAACTTGATCAATTATAATCCCAAGCGTAATGTTGCCGCTTCGGGGTTTTTAAAGATCACAGCAATTAATACCACTGATAACGTATTAGACACTAACGGTATCAATCTAGCAGACACTTCAATAACATGGAATGATTCTACCAATGCTGAATGGTACCAGCAATTTTTAAGTATTATAAATTCGACCATGCCGGGTAGTTTTACCTTTGGCCGTCCTAATGATAGAGCTGTTATTTCTGGCGTCAATACAGAACAGTACAGTATCAACACACAGTTAGCAGATGTTCCAGTATTTGGTTTTAATAAATCAATTGACGGTACAAATATGAGTTTTGAAGTAGTAGGTAGTACGTTTTCAGGAAAGACCTACGTTTACGAAGATACTCCCTTACCAGGTAGGAATTTTTCTGTTCTATTTAAAAACGATAGTAAAGGCAGCGGTAGCCCAGATACCGGATTCTTTGTTAGTTTTCGTCAAGGCAATCTAAGTGCTAGCGGATTTTCTGTTGATGTTCCTACAGAAAACGAAATCATTGGAGTCAATGTAACTAATATCAACGATGATGATGTATGGTTATGGCAACTGGATTCAGCAGGAAACTATGCTAACGAATGGAAAAAAGTACCAAGCGTTACAGGTAATAATATTATCTATAATAGTTTATCAAATTCTGATAGAAATATCTACGCAGTAATTTCTAGAGAAAGTGATCAGATTGATCTAGCATTTGCTGACGGCAACTTCGGTAACCTACCTAAAGGTAATTTCCGTTTGTTCTATCGACAAAGCAATGGTTTAAATTATATTATAAAACCAGACCAACTGCGTGGTATTCAAATCACTGTGCCGTATCTAAACAAACAAGGTCAGAGTCATCAATTGACATTGACACTGAGTTTACAGTATACAGTTAGTAACAGTAGTGGTGCTGAGTCAAATGACAGTATCAAATTAAAAGCACCGCAGTCGTACTATGTACAGAATCGTATGATCACTGCCGAGGATTATAATATCGCGCCTTTAACAGCAGGCACAGATATTTTAAAAGTTAAAAGTGTTAATAGAATCTCTAGCGGTATATCAAAATATTATGAATTGACAGATGTCAGCGGAAAGTATTCCAGTACTAATATTTTTGGAACAGACGGACTTCTTTATAAGAATATTTCACAAGATACATTAGAATTTTCTTTCACTAGCCGCAATGAAATCTATGCGTTTCTGAAAGGAAGCATGTACACCGTAGTAAATTCAAATTCTCTACGTGACTTCTATTATGACAAATGGCCTAGACCAGATGTCACGTCTTTGGGAATAGAGTGGACTCAGGTTACTAAAAAAACTGGTCAGACTACAGGGTATTTCCAAGACACTCTTCTAAATCCTACCATACAAACAGTAGGGTATTTTAGTTCTAACAGTTTAAGTTATGTCACTCCGGGTGCGCTAGTCAAGTTTGTATCTCCTTATAACGCCACCGGACAATCAAAATATCAAAACGAAAAATATTTTTATAATGGACAATTGATTAAAAATTCTATACCTGGTACCTCGCAATATGTATGGTCTAAGATTATCAATGTCATCGGTGACGGCGCCAACGGTGGCAAAGGCAAACTTGCGGACGGGTCTGGTCCTGTAATTTTAAATGGTACTATTCCATCTGATGCTGTACCTACTGAAATTATTCCTGAATTTGTAACCGTATGGGACTACGCTTTAGAAACAACTATCGTTAATCTATGCGTTGCCTATAGAAACTTTGGATTGAGTTTTGATAAAACAACACGTCAATGGTTTGTTATCTTAGAAACTGATCTAAATCTATATGATCCTTTCAGCCTGCTATATCAAGCAGATACTACAAATCAAAATTTAGATACAAGTTGGTTGGTTGCGTTTGAGTGGACAGGCAAGAGCTATAAAGTACACTATAGAACAAACCAATATCTATTTGAAAGTGAAAAACAAACTGCTTTCTTTTTTGATAAAACTCAAAAGAACTTTGATTTCGTAAGTTCTAAAGTTATTAAAGATCAGATTAATGTTTTAAGCGTTAATTCGCAAGCTACCAGTACATCAGCATTGGGTGTAGATTATAATTGGGAAATCGACGGGCTGGTTGTAGAACCAGACGGATATACGGATTCTAGAAAAGTTAAGGTAAGTTTCTTTGATGCTAAAGATGACGGTCAAATCGATGATCCTGACAGTTTCAGTGTAATCGTTGCTCCAGAATCTACAGCAACCAGCGTTACTGGATATAAATCAAATTTTGTTTATTTTGAATTAAGTTCAGACGGATTAAAATACAATCCAGTGGATCTTTCGAAGACTACAGTTGAAGCATATCCGAACGAATCGTTGGTAACGAATCCTAGCACATCTACTGTTTATTATTTCTATGATCCAACAATTGATGTTCTTAAGACATATTCTGATGTTACCCATACATTCCAATTAGCACCAAGTTACAAAGCCTTTGTGGGGCGTAAGGGACTGAAGTTCCATTATCAACATAACAGCGGTGACGATCGTAGATTAGATCCAAGCAAGACTAATTTGATAGACATTTACCTGTTGACAAAAACATATGACACTGCCTATAGGAACTGGTTAGTTTCCGGTGGCACAGAACCTTTGCCGCCAACAAGTTCGAGTCTAGAAGAAAATTATGCTCCGTCTCTTGAAAATATTAAAACAATTAGCGACACGTTAATCTATCAACCTATAACCTATAAGCCTTTATTTGGGGCGGCCGCACCGTTGAATTTACAAGCAACTTTTAAAGCTGTGAGAAACAGCAATTACAACGTAAGTGATAATGATTTGAAAACAAGAATACTAACTGCTATTGAAAATTTCTTTAACATTGATAATTGGGACTTTGGTCAAACATTTTATTTTTCCGAACTAGCCACCTACGTGATGAATTCGTTAACTCCGGACATTACAAATTTTGTTATTGTTCCTAAATCTAACTCAACATTTGGAAGTCTATTTGAAATCAGTTGTTTAACAAATGAAATATTTGTTAACGCCGCAGGAGTATCAGATATTGAAATTATTGATTCTATCACATCAAGCGCATTAGGATTGAGCAGTCCTATTGTAACAACGACTACCGGGGTATAATAAATGGGAAATAGTATTATTAATGTTGTAGACGCTAACAATCCCGGCTCTAACCGTCGCAGTGTTGACTTGCTTCCTAATGTCTTTAGAACAGATAAAAATACAAAATTTTTATCAGGAACATTAGATCAACTTATTCAACCAGCCAGTGTTGAGAAGATTAGCGGCTGGGTCGGAAGTAAGATTACTCCTACATACGATCCTAAAAAAGATTTCTATCTAAAAGAAACTATTCCTTTTAGAAAAAAATATCAATTAGAACCGGCAGTTGTAGTAAAAGATTCTAATCAAAATATAACAAAGGCCTTTAGTTATGATGATCTAATAAATCAATTGGCATTTGATGGAGCATTAACAAATGATCTAAACAGATTATTTTCTCCTGAGATTTACAGTTACGATCCTCATATTGAATGGGACAAGTTTGTAAATTTTGATCAGTATTACTGGTTACCTTTAGGTCCTGATGCCATTACTATCACCGGCGTGGCTAAAAAGACTGTCAGTACATATACCGTTGTTGATGATACTCTAAAACAATATTTTATTTTAACTCCGGATGGCCTCACAGAAAATCCCATGCTGACTCTATACAGAGGAGTGACCTATGTTTTCAACGTAAACAGTTCACATAAATTCTGGATCAAAACTCAGCGTACTCAGGGAACTGATTACGCATTTAACGATACTGTTACTAATAATGGAACTGACAAAGGTCAGATAATTCTAACAGTCGACGATGATACTCCTAAAAAATTGTACTACGTTGCTGAAGATAATACTATTGCTGGTGGAGAAATAATTGTCAAGTCGTTGGTTGAAAACACAATAATCAATGTTGAAAAAGAAATTGTGGGCAAGCAATATTATACTTCAAGTAAAGGAGTATCGCTGTCCAACGGTATGAAAATTAAATTTGATGGTGAAGTTGTTCCTTCGAGATATTCCGATAAAGAATTTTTTGTAGAAGGAGTAGGTACTGCAATTAAATTAATTGATGTTGCTGTTTTACAAACTCCCGAAGTTTATTCTGATTATCTAGATGATGACTTTGATGCCAGTCCATTTGACAAATTTCCTTTCGACGATTTCCTTACCCTTCCTATATATCCAGAATATATAACAATCAATAGATCAAGCATGGATAGGAATCCATGGAGTCGTTACAATCGTTGGACACACGTTGACGTTATACTTGCTACGGCAGCGGCAAATAATTCTGAAATAGCACTACCGCAAGAATATCGAGCTAAACGTCCAATTATCGAATTTAAACCTAATTTACAATTGGCAAATTTTGGTCGCCAGGCAGCGATTAATATTCAACACGTTGATACTATAACTACGGACGCCTTTAGTAATGCTGAAGGACAGATTGGTTATTATGTTGATGAAGTACTAGTCGAAGCTGGAGATCGTGTGGTATTTGCCTCAGATACCGATCCTCTTGTAAGAAACAAGATTTATAAAGTTGAATTTTTAAATAATGACGGTACATTTAGGATACACTTTGCCGAAGACGAGCATAGTCAGGTTTATGATAAAGACAATGTAGTTGTAACTAAAGGAGTCAACAACGCAGGTACTAGTTGGTGGTTTGACGGATCCGGTGAAGGAGTATGGATAGCCGCCCAGCATAAGATATCATTAAACCAAGCACCGTTATTCGATGTATTTGACTCTACTGGTGAAAGTTATATTTCTAGTTCAAATTATAATGCCGACTTTGGCGGGACAAAGATTTTTGGATATTCAGTTGGTACTGGATCAGTTGATCCTGTATTAGGATTTCCTTTAGAGTATAGGAATGTCGCAGATCAAGGATATTATCTATTCTCTAATTATTTCATGACTGATTCATTTACCAATGTAATGGATGAAGTTAGTTCAACAATTAATACGAACTCTGGATTTTTAAAGTTGAACGGAGAAGTTGAAAAATTTATCAACGTATGGACAGAGTCTACTCCTTATCCTATCCCAGTACTTCAATATCAAGTTATTGAAACTGCTACGTCAAATGTCACATTGAATGCGATTGCTAATCCAGGCTATCAGGATTTTAAATTAGATGTTTTCTTAAACAATATCAAATTAGTTAATAAAAAAGATTACGCAATACTGGGAAGCAAAGATGTTGTTATTATTAATTTTAATAATCCGTTAGCAGTAAATGATAAAGTTCTTTTTAAAATTTATTCCAACGGAAAAATAACAGATACAGGAGTCTATGAAACCAGTATAGGTTATACAAATAATCCATTAAATGGTCCTAACAGTTATTTCACATTGAGCGAACTAAGTGACCATGCTCGATCAATGGCAGAGAGAGATCCTGATTTTGTTGGCGATTTTATAGGTAAGAATAATATTCGTGATCTTCCGGATTTCAACAAATATGGAACAAGATTAATTGTAAATAAAAATCCTTTAAGTTTTTCAAATTATTTTGTCTGCGATCGATCTCATGATGTTGTTAAAGCCACTCGTAAAATTGGTCTTCAGTATAATCAGTTTAAACTTAATTTGTTAAAGGCATCAGCCGAGCTTAAGAATGTATATTCTAATCCTGCTGATGCGTTAGATATTGTATTACACAATGTTAATCTCACTAGAGATGCGCAATATCCATTTAGTCAAAGTGACATGTTGGCCTACGGCCCTAATGTGATTTCTAGGGATTACAAAGTTACTGATCCACGTATTAATCAATATACTTTACCTAACGGACAATTTACACTAGACAAATTAGTACTTCGTTCGGTACTGGTATATCTAAACAATGAACAACTACTAAACGGAGTTGATTATGTATTTGATCCTTATCTAGCGTTAGTCAATATAAAATCTACATTATCTAAAGGTGATGTAATTACAGTTAAAGATTATTCAACAACAGACGGTTGTTTTGTTCCGCTAACTCCTACCAAATTGGGATTATTTCCTGCGTTTGAACCTAAGAAATATGTTGATGATACATATTCTGTAACACAAACTGTAATACAGGGTCACGACGGTAGTATTACTGTTGCCTATGGAGACAGCAGAGACGACATACTTTTAGAATACGAGAAACGTGTTTATAATAATCTCAAAACTAGATACAATCCAGATTTACTAGATATTAATTCAGTATTGGCAGGTGGTTTCAGAAATAATCCGTTCTCATATTTTGAAATTTCTAGGATACTTGAGAAAGAATTTTTAAAATGGGCAGGATTCTACGGGTTTGATTATACAGCCAATAATCTAGTAGACGATAATCCTAAGACATATAATTATAGATCGGCACTAAATTATGTAACTGGTCGACCACTGCCCGGACACTGGAGAGGGATATACAAATATTTCTACGACACCGATCGACCTCATACATGTCCTTGGGAAATGCTGGGATTCACAGTTCAACCCATGTGGTGGGAAAACATCTACGGCCCTGCTCCTTATACCAGAGGAAACCTGCTGTTATGGGAGGATTTAGCCGCAGGAAAAGTTGCCGATCCAGACAATACATCGATTAATCCTCTTTATATTAGACCTGGACTGTTAGATATGATTCCGGTAGATGATGCTGGTAATTTATTAGATCCTGGATTTGCCAACGCGGCATTAAATGTAAATCCTATTAATATTTCTGATAATTGGGAATTTGGAGATCAAGGACCGACAGAAACCGCGTGGAGACGCAGTTCATTATGGCCATTTACAGTTCAAATTTTATTAGCAGTAACACGACCTGCTGACTATTTCTCTCTTATGTTTGATACAAGCAGGATGAAAAAGTCATTAGCTGGTCAATATGTTTATACTGATACTGGTACATTTTTAACTCCTAACAATTTATCAATTTACGGTGACAACGGAATGCTGGCTGCTGGATATATCGCATTGTTAGTTGAAGCTGGCCGTCAGACAACTAAAAATTATATAAGCAATCTAAAAGAAGAATTAGGTTCAATTAATTTACAACTGTTACATAAAGTAGGCGGATTTGTCAGTAAAGACAAATTAGAAATTACTATTGATTCAGTTAGTCCTACTACCGCTAATCCTGGAGTAAATTTAAATAATGAAGATTACACGATATTCTTAAATCAAGGTAGTCCAATCGCAGTTCAAAGTATTTCAGGATTGATAATTCAACATACTGATGCTGGTTACGTATTGAAAGGATATGATAGAACCTATCCGTATTTTACTATATATCGTCCCGAGTATACACAAACTGATGTAACATTAACTGTTGGAGGAAAGTCTGAGCCCTATGTTGAGTGGAAGCCATCGTCATTATTAAACGACGGTGCTATTCAAATTGGTGTAGCCGAGACATCACCTTCTGGCAGTTCTTTTTATCAAACTGGTCAAGTAGTATCCTATAATAACGGCTGGTATAGAGTTAAGGTATCGCATACTAGCGGATCAACTTTTAACGGTTTGTACTTTACACAGATATCAGGTCCAAATTTAATTGGTGGCGTTAGTGTAATAAAACCTAGAAAATTTGAAAAACTAGAGACCTTAATTCCCTATGGTACTGTGTTCTCTACAGTACAAGATGTATATGATGTTATCTGCGGATACAGTGAATGGCTAACCAGTCAAGGATTTGTATTCGACGAATTCCAACCTGACCTAAGTCAAATACTTAATTGGGAATACGCCGCTAAAGAATTCCTATATTGGTCGAGCCAAGGATGGGCAGTTAATAGTGTAATCACGATTAGTCCATTTGCTAACGGGTTGAAATATCAAAATCCAAATGGAATTGTTGATAATGTATTAAATCGGTTTTATGAATACAGCATATTAAAAGCCGACGGAACAGTTCTTCCTTCAAATAAATTAAGTCTACAACGTCTTGATAATATATTTAAAATTAAAACAGTAAACACACTTGACGGCATTTATTTTGCTCAATTAAATGTTATACAAAAAGAACACAATATTATTTTAAACAACGCAAGTTATTTCAATGATATTATCTACGATATCGAATCAGGATATCGTCAACATAGAATTAAACTAAAAGGATTTAGAACAGCAAATTGGTCTGGCAGTTTAAACAGTCCTGGGTTCGTATACGACGAAGCTGTTGTTACAGACTGGACAGCCTATACTGATTACAATGTAGGAGACATTACTAGATTTAATGGCAACTACTATAGTGCCGCTACAAAGATTAACGGAACAAGTACGTTTGTCTTCAATAATTGGGAAGTTCTTGGTAGCAAGCCAGTTACACAATTATTACCTAATTTCGATTATAAGATCAGTCAGTTTGAAGATTTTTATAGTTTAGATATTGATAGTTTTGATGCCGGTCAGCAAAAACTTGCGCAACATCTAGTTGGATATAGTCCAAGGACATATCTTGACAATATCTTCACGGATCAAATTACACAATATAAATTCTATCAAGGATTTATTAAAGAAAAAGGTACCCGTAATACAATCAATAGATTAGACAAGGCCAGTTTAGTAAGCCTACAAACTAGTATTGATTTCAATGAAGAATGGGCGTTTAGAATTGGTGACTACGGAAGTTTTACAACTAATCAAAATATTGAAGTATCTCTGGATCAACAGGCTTTCAAAGAAAATCCTCAAATTATAAATTTCGTTGATCAAACACCTTATCAACCAAACAACTTTTCAATTTACAAAACTGAAAGTGATTTATTGTTTAAGCCTGACAATTATGATAATAATCCTTTTGCCGTTACTATGTTTGAGGATCTTGATCCTGATACAATATTGCCTACAGCAGGCTATGTTCGTATAGATGAAGTAGATGCTACGGCATATAGCAAAGCTAGTCTGCTTGATATTGCTAATAATAGGAGTATTAATGAAGGCACTAGCATATGGTTAGGATTTAGAGAAGACGGTGAGTGGGATGTTTATAGATATACCTTAACAAATATACGTATAACCAACGCGGTATTGACATTTCCTGGGTCATACATGACCCTCACAACAAATTATTCTCATAATTTGAATGTGGGTGATATTATTTCAATAAGTCAGTTTAGCACTGAAATTGATGGGGTATTCCTTGTAAGGTCAGTTGAGGACTATAATCAGATTACTGTTGTTACGAGTCTAAATTCTATCAGCAATACTTTCCAGCCTGCTGTAGGACTTCTATATAAATTTGCTTCATCGAGACATGCTAGTCTTGATGCTCTAGCAAATAATCCCTTATTGGTGAAATATAATGCCGGCGAAAGAGTCTGGATCGATAAATTAGTTCCAGGATCAGACGATCGTTGGTCAGTATACCAAAAAACAGATGCTTATACAAAAACTACAGCTACGAATTATGATCCTGGTATAAGTCTAGTTAGTAATCAAACGTTTGGTAGTAAAATTGCGGTCAATGATATGGCCGGAGTTGTCATGGTCGGATCTCCAACATACCAGTCTACTATCAACTCAGGTGGCCATGTTAGTGTCTACAGGAAATTTGGAACAGATAATAAACAATTAACAAAATTATTAAATGTTCAATTATCTAATTCTCAGTTGACATCCAATAAATTAGGAACAAGTATAACATCTTACTACAATGGTAGTGATCCGTTACATCCTACTATAGATATTATTGCCGGCGCACCTGGTGGTAGAGGACTGGTGAAAATTGTAAGATTAAATCTTATTAATTTAACCTCCTATGAAGTTGCTGTAATACTTTCTCCTACTACTGATAAGTCTTTTGGACAAGATGTATACCTAGCACCAAATGGTGTATTGTATATTGGTGCTCCTGGAGAGGGTAAAGTTTATTATGTAGCTGACTATAATGTATCTACTACTCCTACCGTATTAGCTACTCACGCTGTAGGTTATGGAACAAGTATAAGCGGATCAGGAAATGTAATTTCTGTAGGTAGCCCTGCTGAAGATTTAGTATATGTATATACTAATACTACTCCTAAAGAAACTATTACCTGTCCGTCTGCGTATGTTGCTGGGTATTTTGGTAAGAAAGTGGCAATGGCAAATGATGGTACATTATTTGTTTCTAGTGATACTGGTCAGAGAGTATTTGTCTATTCAACTGGATCGACGTACTCTTTATTCCAAACAATTACTGCTCCGGATCTGGCTAACGATACTGCGTTCGGAGTTGACATCGGAGTCAACGGTACTAGTTTAGTCATTAGTTCGGCAGGTACAGGCATAGGTAGTGTTGCGTTTGATACAAACAAATCTGGTACAAATTTTGACAGTTCTAGCACTACCTTTATCAATAAGATAAATTCTTCTGGTAACGTCTATGTTTATAATAAACTATCGACGCAATATGTGCTTGGCCAGACTCTCAAAGAAGACCAACCTGCGAATCAATCTGCTTATGGTTATTCAGCAACTATAGGCAACGGTTATATTATCGTCGGAGCGCCGGGACAAGTTTCATCATCTAGTATCCAGACAGGAAAAATTTATATATTTGATCAAAAGGCAGGTGTTAACCAATCTTGGAATCAAATTCATATTGAAGAAGATGTTGTTGATGTAAGATTAATAAATCGAGCCTTTACACTAGATAATGTAAATGATAAAATCGTTGATTATTTAGAAATAATTGATCCAGTTAAGGGACGAATTCCTGGCAATGCCGAACAAGAAATCAAGTATAAGACAGTATTTGATCCTGCAGTCTACAGCATCGGAATTACAGGAACGGTTAATGATACCAAGACAAATTGGTTAGATGATCATATAGGGGAACTATGGTGGGATCTAAGCAATGCCAAATATGTAAACTATGAACAAGGAGATTTAGAATTCCGTCGCAATAATTGGAATCGATTATTCCCAGGCTGTTCTATCGATGTCTATGAATGGGTCCGTTCTAAGTATCTACCTAGCCAATGGTCTGCCTTGGCAGACACTAACGAAGGACTAGCACAAGGAATCAGCGGCCAGCCTAAATTTGTTGACAATTCCGTTATTAGTATCAAACAGATCTACAATGCGACAAGTGGAGGTTTTACTAACGTTTATTACTACTGGGTTAAAAATAAAACAACTGTACCGACTCAGCTTAACAGACGGATCAGTGGATTTGAGGTAGCAAATTTAATTGCTGACCCCAAGGCACAGGGATTAAAATATGCCAGCATGATTTCTAAAAATGCCTTGATGCTGACAAATATTAAACCTACACTAAAAGATAATTCAATAAATCTTTCTGTAGAAATTGATTTAATAGACAACGATGTCAAGAAGCATACCGAATGGTTGCTTCTGAGAGAAAATGATCCTACTAGTGTTTTAGAAATTTCAAGTGCTTTGACACAGAAATTATTAGACAGTTATCTAGGAAGAGATCCTCTAGGTAATCCAGTGCCTGATCCTAATTTGCCTGATAGACAAAAATATGGAATCGGATTTAGACCTCGTCAAAGCATGTTCAAAGATAGACTAGGAGCATTACGTACACTCTTAGAATATATAAACTCTATTTTTAAGAATTTATTAATTAACGAAACAGGTTATAATTTTTCAAGCCTATACGCAAAAGAACAACCAGAAGATTCTGCCGACGGGACATGGGATATAACAGTCTTTGATAATATTGCCCGTTCTCAAATTGTTACAAGATATTGGAGACAAGGCCAGATTCAGATCAATCTAAAAAATGGACGGATTGACACCGTTGATATTATAGATTCTGGATTTGACTATGGTCGACTGTCTGGAATAGATACTGATGAGTTTGGAAATTACACTACATGGAGAGGGCCAGTGGTCACTTTCTTAGGTGACGGAGCCGGCGCCGAAATTAGAACTATCATCGATTCTAATGGTAGTATTATTGATACAGTAATAGTCAACAGAGGATCGGGGTATACATATATCACTCCTTCAGTTCGACCACATGCTGTGATTGTAACTCTTGATGATACTGTGAACAATCGATGGAGCAAATATCTGTGGAGTTATGATTCAAAGACATATACTAGGGTTCATACACAGAGCTATGATGTGACCAATTATTGGAAGTATATTGATTGGTCTAGTTCTGATTATATAAAAAATAGAACTATAACAAAAACATTGGACTACACTTATCAACTGCCAATTATATCTGTACCAGTTGGGTCATATGTTAGGATTAATAATCCCGGAGACGGAAAGTACATCATTTTAAAGAAATTAGATGTGGCTAATTATCCGGGAACATTTAATACAGAATACGATATTGTGTTTAAAGAGCAGGGAACAATACAATTCCTGGATTCTATATGGAACAGTTCTCTCAATAATTACGGCTATGACAGTTCGTCGTCTTGGGATCAAACGCCATTCAGCCAGTCTAATGACAAAGAAGTCGAATTAATTACTCAGGCATTGCTGATCGATATTTTGAATGGTCAATTACAGATATATAATAATATACTATGGTTTAAGGCTGTAAAGTATGCGTTAACTGAACAAAAATTCTTAGACTGGGCGTTTAAAACCAGCTTCATCTACGTTAATCATAACGCCGGAAAATTAGATCAGCGTCCCACATACAAACTTCAAAATACAAGTTATTATGAAAGTTATATCAATGAAACCAAGCCTTATCACACTAAAATAAGGAACTTCAAGAGCATATATACTGCTAGCGAAACAACAACAGCATATCCTACAGACTTTGATATGCCTTCTTATTATAACACAGCATCAAATACATTTGGTGTTGTATCGATGGGAAATCCTTTGTTGTTACAACAGCCCTATGTAAATTGGTTTACTAATTATACATTTACAGTATCTAATGTCATAGTCTATGACGGCGGTAGTGGATATAGAACTCCACCTCAAGTTAATCTAGTTAGCGTCGACGGCGATCCCGGATTTGGCGCCAAAGCCAATGCCTATATTGCTCTAGGACAGGTCACGCAGATTATTGTTACAGATCCCGGGCAGGGCTATGTGACAGCGCCTATTGTTCAAATTGTCGGCGGCGGAAATGCTAATCTAGTTCCTGCCAGAGCCAGTGCTAGAATATCAAACGGCAAGGTGCGTAACAATACTATCAAAATGAAATTTGACCGTGTTAGTGGGTCAAATGAGATAGGAGAAAGGCGAACAGTTGATACATTTACTGGAGATGGTAGTAGCCGTGAATACCAATTAACATGGTATCCTGAATCAGTGATTTCAAACTTCACAGTCAAGCGTAACGGTATCTTAGTATTATCGAGCAAGTATAGTTTAAGCAATTATACAGCCGAATATAACGGATATACTAAAAAATATTCTATTATCGTACTAGGATTTATTCCAGATGCAGGAGATGTAATTACAGTTTCCTACAATAAGAATATTGATCTATATCATGCTGTAGATAGGATTAGAGATTATTATTCTCCAACGTCTGGCATGCCGGGAAATACTGCTACCATGTTAATGACTGGATTAGAATATCCGGGAGTTACTATTGACACCCTACCGATGAAAAATTCTTCCGGATGGGACACGATAGGTTGGGATTCTAATACATGGGACGATTATGACCTAGCTGAAGGATTTTATTCTACATTTGGATCTCCAACGAATAAAGTATTCCAATTACCATATACTCCTAAGACGGGTCAAAAACTTAACATTTACGTTACTACAACGTCAACTGGCGAGATCGTAACACGTAGAATAGATGATCCTTATTTTGGAACCACTGCGTCAACAAATATCTACGCAACTACTTCAACATTTATTGGTAACGGGCAAACCAGTGTAATCAACATCGGAACATTGACCACTGTTGATACTATCATTGATTTTAGACTATCAGGTCAAGACGGTGCTGTAACACCAAATGATGTTGATATTGATACTTTTATCTATGGTGGAACTTGGACAAATGCTCTAACAACCAGTGACGGGTTAACTGATGTCAACATAGAAGGCGATGGGTTTGTAACTCCTGATAACAGCTATGGCCCAGAAGAAAATCTACCAGGTCGTGTAAGTGACACATTGGGAATAAGTGTGTACTCACGTCCTTCAACGTCATCACCTGTTGTTACCAGTAGAAAATATATTGTTGACGGATCTAATTTGACCTTAGACATTGGAGTCAAACCAGCAAACAGTGCCAGCATACAAGTACTGTTGGGAGAAAGTTTGTTAAATCAAGGAATAGATTATTCAATAGATTTTGCTAATGATCAAATTTTATTGTTTACAGCGACCAATACTGTGTCAACATCTACAGATGTCAGTGGACCATATTTTTCTTCAAACACTATTGGTCCTCGAAAAGAAGGGTACTTCTCTCAAATCGCTCAGTTTAACGCAGATGACTCATACCAGGGTCCTTATGATTTAGGATTTGAGTGGAATATGTTTGGTTCTAAGTTTACTCAGTTATACATTGGAACAAATGGCTACTTGACATTTGGCGGGGGCTCGTCATTGTATTCTCCGGTTGAGGTCGGGGTATTACCTTATGCCGCTATCTACGTAGAGTACACTGACCTATGGGAAGGGTACGGTCCTAGCGGGCAACCGTTATCAAGCGGTGAAACTCCTGGTATATTTTATTCAACAGGCACTATAGGAAAATTCAAATATTTCAGAATGAGATTCCAGGGATCGCATTATATTGAAAGAACCCAAACTCCTACAATTCCTACCTATGATTATGAATGTACTCTATATAGTGACGGAGTTAATCAGTATGTTGAAAACATCTATGAAATCATTCCTAGCACAGTGCGCGGATTAGGGTCTAATGATATTGGCGCAGTATTTGGAATCGCCGGTCCAGGCTCTATTGGTAATCCGGGATCGGGCGTTGCTGTTAGTCCAAGAGATGTTGCCAATAACACTAGCCATGTATTCTATAGTACAAATAATGGCGGTAATTGGAAATATGCTGGCAAAGGAAGTTTTGATGCTTTCAAACAACAAGGTCAGGTCATTTCGATTAACACATCTTCTCCTAAGGCGTTATCTATAACAACACTAGGAGTTGGTGGTATAGAATTGCTAGAATCCGGATCAGTCGTAGTTAATGTTTCAGATAAGTCTAAGAGTAATTTTACATTCGCATCATCTTATAAAGATGTTAAGAGTTATTATGTTACTGTTAACGGAGTTAGCGTTTCTAATTTTGAAATTATCTCAAATGATGGCAGAGCTACAGTTGCGTTTGATACTCCTCTAAATGTTGGAGATGTTTTACAGGCATGGTTCTTTGATGCTCCTGTTAAGGCATTTAATGAAGTAAAAGAACAGGTGTTTGCCAACGTTAACACTAGTACATTTACCTTGACTCAGCCTCCGGGTATTACTGGCCCGTTCCATAATCAGGCAATTGTGACATTCAATGGTCAGAGATTACTGCCCCCGGACATTGTTTATTATGTAGCGGCCAACGGAGTAAAAACCTATACAATTACGCACGGCATTAATTACCCTACAATCAATTCATTAGAATTACAGGTATTTGTAAACGGTGTTGAAAAGAATCCAGGAAGAGATTTTCAATTCAGAGAAGACAAACTCACAGTTACATTTAAGACTGGGAAGATTAAAGACGGGGATGCTATTGCTATAGTGTTGTTAAAGAGTCATGATTACGAAATTAATGGTAATATATTAACGTTGACTGATCAAGTTTCCTTGACAGGCAACGACACATTACGTGTTACTACATATACTAACCACGACGGGTTAGGAATGAGAAAAGAAAGATTTACTGGCACCGTCCACGGTCGTTATTTGTTGAGTCGTCAAGTATCTAGCACAAATTATATTTGGGTAGATGTGAATGGATCTCCATTGATTGCTGAAGCTGAATATAAATTAGATGCTGATCGTCAAACAGTGCGCTTGACAAAGAAACTAGATGTTACTGATGATGTCGTTATAACATCAATAGAATCTGGAGCTCATGAATTAATCGGCTTCCGCATATTCTATGACAATTTTGGCAGGACTCACTATAAACGAATCAGTGGGTTGAACATGACACAATTGGTTTCAGATATAACCCCTACTGACACAAGCATAACTGTGCTTGATGGGTCTGTGTTGACTCCCCCAGATTTAGCCAATCGAATTCCTGGAGTTATTCTAGTCGACGGAGAGAGAATAGAATTCTATCAATTGATCGGAAATGAATTAACACAGTTAAAACGAGGTGCTTTAGGAACAGGTATTAAAAATAGACATGTGTCTGGAACTACAGTAGTTGATCAGGGCGTTGGGCAAACAATTAGAATTGTCGATACTCCTCAGACACAAATATTGCCTACTGATTCTCAAGAAAATATTTCAAGTGTAGCGGTTATCACGAGTTCTACACCTGCTGTTATCAAAGTGCCGTTAGTAGTTACTACTACTAGCACTGTCTACACGAGAGGTATAGTATCTAGTGTATTAGGTAACGGTAGTCCGATCAAATATACTATTTCTCCAAATTATGCTCCCGGTTATACAACGATCCAACCTTTTGATTACAGTGCTAATACTGTAGTTGGACATATTCCAACCGCCGGTGAAGAAGCATGGTTTGTCATGTCAGAAATAAGTGTTGGCGGCACAGGTAAAGAAAATAAAAAATGGTTTACTAATTTACAGACCAGTGTAGCATCTACAGGAACTACATCTCAAGTTTATCTAAGTTTTGCTACAACTTCTGGAGGAGCAACCTATGTTGTTGACACAGTATTTGCTGGCGATGTTTTAGAAAACAGTATAAAAGCCTTTTCGACAAAAACTGCTATAGATCCAAAATCGGGATTTACATCTACTATTTGGTATATTAAAGGATCTTTTGTTACTCCGCAGGTAACAAATGCTGTATTTGAAGCAGGTCAATCAGTGTTTGTTAACTGGTCAAATATCTATACAGGTCCAACACAATACTATTCGATTCCGCATACTGTCGTAAATACTACTGTAATTAAAGACGGCCAGACTGCTACAACTACAGTATTTACTAGCACTGAAATTCTAAGTACTGGTACAATTTTTGAATTAACCGGTATTGATTTTAGAGGTACAGCTAATGATGTATCGCGTCAAGTAAGCGTATACTATCAAGGTCGCCAGTTAAAGAATTCTATTGCAGACATACAAAGTCAGAACGTGAACATCGCTTATGATAGCGGTGAAATAAACAGCGTGGGCGTTAATAGTACTGATATTGTACCAAATGAATATCAAATTACTCAATATCTAGGTAGATATTTCTTAGAAGTGTTTATTCCAGTAAGCGTAGCAAGTGAA